AAGTTGCTGCTGATGCAAAAATAGTGGAGATGAACTATAGCGACAACCCGTGGTTTCCAAAGGTGCTAGAGCGTGCCCGCCTAGAAGACAAACGCATCATGAATGAGTCGGACTATCGCTGGATATGGGAAGGCGCATATCATGAGCATTCTGACTCGCAAATATTCGCGAACAAGTATCGCGTCGCTGATTTCACGCCGCAGCCGGATTGGGACGGACCCTACAACGGCCTGGATTTTGGCTTTGCTCAAGATCCAACGGCAGCTGTCAAATGCTGGGTTCATACCGATACACTTTACATCGAATATGAAGCTGGCAAGGTTGGACTGGAGTTAGACGATACCAGCGAATACATCGAGCGGCTAATACCTGACTTCGGCCAATACGTTATTCGCGCTGACAGTGCCCGCCCTGAATCTATAAGCTACCTAAAGCGCTTTGGTATGCCTCGCATCGTTGGCGTGGAAAAAGGGAAGGGCAGCGTTGAAGATGGCATCGAGTTCATAAAGAGCTTTAGAGAAGTGGTTATCCATACGAGGTGCAAAGAGGTGGCCAAGGAATTTAGTCTGTACAGCTATAAAGTTGACCGCTTAACGCAGGACGTTTTACCCGTGCCTGTTGACGCATGGAACCATTACATTGACGCCATTCGTTACGCATTGCAGCCGCTAATGAAGGCGCGCAAATTCAAACCAATTCCCATATCATTTATTAATTAGTCTATGGTGTTATAATAGGCAAAAACTATAGGGCCGAATAATGGGCGTTACCACTCTACATCCTGATTACATCGTAAACCTGCCCGACGTTACGCGCACTCGTGACGCAGTCAAGGGCCAGAGAACCATTAAAAGCAAGGGTAAGACTTACCTCCCTGCTGACTTCGCTGACTCTGACACTGAGCGTTATGCTGTCTATAAAGAGCGCGCCTACTTCCTTGGTGCTACCCGCCAGGCTGCCAAGTCGTACAGCGGCATGGTGTTTCGCAAGGCGCCTAGCTGGGGCGAAGAAGGTGTCCCATCTCAGTTGGATGAGTATCTTTACAACATCGATGGCAGCGGCAAAAGCCTTGAGCAGCTAGCCAAGTTCGGCTTCACAGAACTAGAAGAAGCTGGCCGCATTGGCATTCTGGCAGACTACACGAATGACCAAGAAGGCCTGACAAAGCTAGACGAACGCCTATCTGGTGCGCGTCCTGTTTTATTGCCGTACGTGTTCGAGTCAATCGTGAACTGGAAAACCGGCACCGTGCGCGGGCGTTCTATGCTGACGCTTGTTGTGTTGCGTGAAACCATCGAGACGAGCACGGACGAGTTCGGCCATGAAAGTGAATATCAGTATCGTGTATTGCGCATTAACGACCAAGGCCAGTACACAATGCAGCTGTACACCGACAGCAACATGCCAAAAGGAGATGAGCTTGTCGTTCTAGCCAATGGGCAGCCGCTCGACCACATCCCGTTCTACATTGCAGGAACAGAAGACAATACACCGGCGGTTGACGCTCCTATGCTGCTTGACCTTGCCAATATGAATATCAGCCACTACCAAAGCACGGCAAGCGTGGAAGAAGCGGCCTATCTGTTGGGATGTCCAACTCTGCATATCGATATTGGCGAGATGGGTGTCGAAGAATTCGCATCAGCCAACCCAGCAGGCGTTAAAGTAGGCGCACGCCAGGGATTGCAAACCAAGGGCGGATCTATCGAGATGGTCCAAGCCAGTGAATCAAACCTTGGCGCATCCCAGATGGAAAACAAGATTGAGCGCATGAAGGAACTGGGCGCAAAGCTTGTCACTAAGGGCGGCCAGAACGAGACAGCAGAAGCGGCCCGAATCAATGCCAGCGGAGAGGCCAGTGCCCTAGACATTGCAGTTAATAACCTATCGGACGTATTAGAAAAAGCGCTAGAAGACTTCCTCCGCTTCCTTGGCATTGAGACAGAGGTGACATACCGACTCAATACTGAATTCTGGGAAACGTCGATTGATCCGCAAGTCTTGAACGGAATCACCGGTCTAAAAACCATGGGCATTGTCTCAAACCAGGACGTTCGCCACATGATAAGGACAAAACAGATCGCGTTTGAGGAGGGGCGAACAGATGAAGAGATCGACGCTTCTATAGCTGATGACAATAGCGGTTTAACACTTGATAGTTAATTGCTATAATTAACGCACAGAAGGCTTGACAGGTCGTTAAGCCAAGCAATCTAGCGGGTGCGAGAATGCCAGTACAAATTGAACACGAAGGCGAAACCAAGACTTTTTACACGCAAGATGAATTAGATGCGGAAGTAAAAGGACTAAAGGTAACAAACGAACAGCTCAAAAACGAAAAGGCAGAGCTAAAGGCCAAGGCCGATGAAGCTGCTGAACAAGTGCGCAATGCCCAAGAAGAAGCGGCGAAAGCGGCGGGCGACAAAGAGGCGTTAGAGCGTATTCATGCAGAACGTGAAGCCGAAGCAAAGGCGCGCATGAACGAGCTGACGGGCAGTATTAAAACCGAGAAAATCAATAACGCTGTTAACGACCTAGTAACAGAGCTGGGCGCTGGCGGAGCGAAAAACGAAGACCTTCGCGACTTGGTTAAATCTCGTTTTAGTATTGATTATGACCTTGAATCGCATGAACTAAAAGTGTCAGGCGGCGGCGTAAGCTCGCTGGATGAACTGAAGAAAACCATTAAAGAAAGCGGTCGATATGATGCTTTCTTGGCTGGTACAGGTTCCACGGGCGGGCGCTCGACTGGTTCCACGAGCACGGGCGCTGCTACTGTAAACCCATTTAAAAAAGAAACACTCAATCTAACCGAGCAGGCACGCATCTTAAAAGAAGATCCGACCCTGGCTGCTCAATTGAAGGCTAGCGCCTAAGAGGAAAAAACATGGCTGTTACACAAATTGCGGACGTGATCGTCCCAGAAGTTTTTAACCCTTATATGATCCAGCGCACCAGCGAGATGGCAAAATTCTATCTCGGCGGCATTGTTAGCACTGACCCACGTTTTGATGCATTAGCGGCTAGCGGTGGTCGTCTATTAAACATGCCGTTCTGGAACGACCTAACTGGTGATGACGAAGTATTGTCCGATTCTGGCGCGCTAACTCCTGCCAAAATCCAAGCTGCACAAGACGTTGCCGCTTTGTATATGCGCGGTAAAGCATGGCAAGTAAACGACTTGGCCAAGGCCTTGTCTGGCGATGACCCAATGGGCGCCATCGGTGACCTTGTTGCTGAATACTGGGCACGCCGTTATGAGCAGTTGCTTATGTCTAGCTTGTCTGGTGTTATCGCTGATAACGTGGCAAACGACTCTGGCGACATGGTTGCCAATGTTGCTGGTGCAACCAATGCCGATGTTACTGCTGCAACTAAGTTCAGCGGCGACGTGTTCGTTGATGGTCAGGCCACTTTTGGCGACTCTATCGGCGGCCTTGCTGGTATCGCGTTCCACCCAACGGTTTATCACAACCTCAAGAAGATCGACAATATCTCATTCGAGAAAGAGTCGATGGGCGAGCTTGAGATTGAGACTTACCGCGGCCTGCGCGTTATCGTTGACCGCAATTTGCCGTTCACTCCTGCTGCCGGTTCGTCTTCTGGCGATGCTGCTGCGCAGTACACATCGTACCTGTTCGGCCAAGGCGCATACGCACTAGGCCAAGGCGAGGCACCAGTACCGTCCGAGACCGATCGTGATTCACTGGGCGGTAACGATGTTCTAGTGACTCGTTCTCACTTCCTATTGCATCCACGCGGCGTTAAGTTCACCGATGCGTCTGTTGCCGGTTCTTCTCCCACCAATGCTGAAGCAGCCCTGGCAGCGAACTGGGACCGTGTTTATGAGCGTGAGAATGTTCGCATTGCTGCAATCGTAACCAACGGTTAATAGCCAAACCAAGGGGCGGCTTCGGTCGCCCTTTTTTATTTGCGAGGTGTTTATGGGATTAGCATTTTTTCAGCGCGAGCGAGAGCAGCGCAAAAAGCTACAGGAAGAAAGCAAAGAGCCTGTGGTCGTTGAGGTAAAGAACGACGACGAAGTATTAGCAGACAAACCGGCTAAGCCTAAGGCTAAAAAGAAGGCCAGATAATGCACCTCATTAATGGCTTTTTTAGTGACCTACTGACTAGCGCTGTAGAGTGGCTATAAACGCCTATTCGCTGGAAACACTGGCTATATAATAGCCATAACAAACACAGGCTCGGGTGCGGCCAGATGTCAGTATGGTCTTTCGTGGTACGAGGGCGCCATATCCGTAAATGTACCGTTAGATTTTTAATCTGAGGAACTGAAATGGCAAGATACACTAGCGCAAAAATATTTAGCTCTGTCGGGGGCGTTGAGACTCGCAACGTGATTCCCGACGCTGGAACGTCCGTTACAGTCGAATACTACACAGGCACGCAATGGGTAACAGACCCTAGCTCCCCAATTAGCGCGCCGAACATCATTAACTGCCGTGGGATTAGCGTTCGTCTGACCCCAGACTCCGGCGGCTTCTTCATTGATGAGGTGACGTACAAATGAGTTTAATCGGTAGCG